CAACAGAAGTCAAAGGCGGCATCGCACTTCGTAAGGCATTGCGCAAGTTCACTCCAGACTTAGCCAAAGAAACACAAAAGGAAATGGCTACGCTGCTAAAGCCAATTACTGCTAAGGCGCGTGGCTTTATTCCTGGTACTGCTCCACTTAGCGGCTGGGGCAAGCCTGCATCTACTGGCAAGTTTCCACGATATTCAGCCAGTGAAGCAAAACGTGGGATTGGCTACAAGACAACACCTTCACGCCCTAATCGCAAGGGCTTTCGTTCTTTGGCTCAAATCAATAACAAGTCCGCAGCTGGTGCTATTTATGAAACAGCAGGTCGTTTAAACCCTAACGGTCGCGAACAAGCTAAAAGACGCGAAGTGAACATTCCTGGCATGAATTCAGTTTATTCAACCAGCACAGGCAAGAACTATGGCAAAAGCAATAACCCAGAGGCAGGTTCTTTATTCATTCAAGCCCTTAATGCGCAAGGTGAAATTAAGAATGCTTACACACGAGTAGCAGGTCAATCTGGTCGCGCTTCTCGTAAGATGAAAGGTCGCGCCATTTATCGTGCATGGGCAGAAGATCAAGGCAAGACCAATGCAGCAATTATTAAAGCAATCGAAACTTCTCGGGATAAGTTCAATAAGGCGGTGGGATATTAATGGCTGATGTAAAGATAGATATAGCCGCCGAATTTACCGGCAATAAGGCATTCAAGCAGGCAGAAACCACAACTCAGAAGTTAGAGAAAAGCGTTGCTAAACTAGGCAAGCAACTTGCTGGAGTCTTTGCTGCATCTAAGTTATATGCATTTGGTAAGCAGTCAGTCAAAGCATTTGCAGCCGATGAGAAGGCTGCACGATCATTAGCTCTAGCCCTAGCCAATACAGGCAACGCTTTTGCAGCCATCGAGGTTGAAAAGTTTATCGGTGATTTGCAGCGCGCTACTGGCGTTCTTGATGACAACCTTCGCCCAGCGTTTAGAACCCTTCTTACAGCTACAGGCGATGTTAAGAAGTCACAAGATGGTTTAGCTTTAGCCCTTGATATTGCGGCAGGTACAGGCAAAGACTTAGGTGCTGTATCTATGGCACTTGCAAAGGCTTATGGTGGGCAGACAACAGCCCTTAGCCGTCTAGGTGCAGGCTTATCTAAAGCCACTCTCGCATCTGGTGACTTAGATTTGATCACAAGCGAACTAACAAAGAAGTTTTCAGGTCAGGCATTAGCTGCTGCCGAAGGCTATTCCGGAGCAATCGCCAAGCTTACAGTTGCATCTAATAACGCCAAAGAGATTATTGGTAAAGACCTTTTAGATGCTATGCAGATGGTTGCAGGAGAAGAAGGCATTGGCGGAGCAACAACAGCGATGGAAAGTTTTGCCACTCAAATTGGTAATGCAATCTATGGCATCGGAGTTCTTACAAAAGCAATCAAATCTATACCTGGCGCAGGATTTATCGGTGATGTTTTAGCCGCTGGTACTCAGATTTCAGGAATTGGACTTCTTTCTAGATTAGGTGCATCAAGTAAAGCGCGTTCAGCAGGCACTCCAGCCCAATCGCCTGGACAACGCAAAGCCATTGATAAAGCCAACGCTGATGCAATTAGACTTCAAAAGTCCAAGAACACTTTATCTAAGATTGATAACGACAATACTGCTAGAAAACTTGTTCTCACAGGCGATCAGTTAGCCCTTCTAGAATTAGAGAAGAAGTTTGATGTAGAGCGCATTGGATTATTTGCTGCTATGAATCAGGCAACTGATGGTGAAACAAAGATGCGCCTTCTATCTCTTATTGCTATCCATGACCAGAACGCTGCTCTTGCTGGGCAGATTAAAAAAGCCAATGAAGCAGAAGATGCTATGAAGGCTTTCACAGAAGCCATTAGGGCTTCCATTAGAGCATTGCTAGATAGAATTGCAGCAGAGCAATTAAAACTTATGACTGCTCTTGGCATTAGCGGCGGTGGCGGTGGCGGTGGTACTAGCTTTAATACCAACGATCCAAATGCTGTATCTGGTGGCATTCCTAACACAGCCTTGTCTATGGACTTTGGTGCTGGAACATTTAGAGCTGCTGAATCTCGCACAACCAACATTTCAGTAAATGTGCAAGGCTCCGTTACTACCGAACGCGATCTAGTCAATGCCATCACTCAGGGTATTTACAATAATCAGGCTTCTGGAATCCCAATCTCCTATACGACTGCGTACAGATAATGGCATTACCAGCAACCCTTGTTGTCAAGATAAATCTATCGGGCGGAGCTTCATTCGGTAATCCGTTTATCTTGGGTACTTCACAACTGGGCTTTGCTGAACTAGCTTCTGCCATCCCTGTCATTGTCGATGTTTCTGCTCAGACCACAAACATCTCGACTCGTAGAGGGCGCAACCTTCTGCAAGATAATTACGAGTCTGGTCAGGCAACTATCAGAGTTGTTGATCCAAACGGTGACTTCAACCCACAGAACACTTCTAGCCCCTATTTCGGGCTATTACAGCCACTTAGGAAGATACAGGCATCTGCTATCTATGGCGGAGTTACTTATGGCTTATTTGGCGGTTATATCACCGAATATCGCTACACCTATCCAACGGGTCAAGAAACAGGCTATGTGACCTTTATTTGTTATGACGCATTCCGCTTAATGTATAACTCCAATGTCACAACCGTTACAGGTGGCATAGCAGGGCAGACAACTGCTCAGCGCGTTCAATCTATCTTGACAATGATTGCCTGGCCACCTGCATTTACCAGCATTGGCACAGGTGCTACAACTTGCGTGGCAGACCCTGGCACAACACGCACAGTCCTAGAAGCAATACAGACTGCTGAGTTCACAGAACAGGGCGCGTTCTACATCGATGAAAATGGCGTAGCAACCTTTAAGGGTCGCCAATATGTCTATGATGCACAGGCTGCTTCTCCCACAGTATTTAATCAAACTGGTGGCATTAGTTATGCAGGAATTACCTTTGCACTCGATGACAAGACAATCGTGAACAAAGCAACTGTGACCCGAATCGGTGGCACAGCACAGACTTATTCAGATGCCACATCGATTGCTCAATACTTCACACGATCTATCACAGCTACAGACATGCTCATGCAGACAGACCCAGTAGCCCTAAGCCTTGCAACGGCCTATGTCGATTCTCGTAAAGAAACTTCTATCCGCATTGAAACAATTACCCTAGATTTAATGACACCATCATATTCAGCAGGCATCACAGCAGCTCTAAGCCTTGACTTCTTTAACACAGTAGACATCACTAACGAGCAACCTGGTGGATCAACTATCAATAAGAAACTCCAAGTGCAGGGAATTGCTCACAACATAACCCCTAACACATGGAGTACCACACTAGCGACCCAGGAGCCTTTACTCGATGTTATGTACTAGAATTGACCCTATGAAAGAGGTGTGCTAATGGCAACAGGCTGGCCAATGAAAACGACTTATGCGGATGGAGATGTCTATTCCGCATCGGATATTAACGACACCAATGGAACACTTAACCTTCTCGGTTCTAGCGTTGCTTACGCTGCTGGTAAGAACAAAATTATCAATGGTGACTTTAGTGTGTGGCAGCGCGGTACATCTTTTAGCAGTCCTTCAGATGATACATATTCTTCAGCAGACCGATGGAAAGTATCTCGCGATGGTTCACCAACTTTTACAGTGAGCCAACAGGCTGCTACACCTGCGGCAATTACAGGCTACGACCCACAGTATTATCTTCGTTACAATGTAACTTCTCTAGGTGGTGCTACCTCTTTTGGGGCTCGCCAAAGAATTGAAGATGTGCGAACACTCGCTGGTCAAGCAGTAACCGTTTCATTTTGGGTCAAATCAGATGCAACTAGAGCAATTACTTTTTATTGGCAACAAAACTTTGGTTCAGGTGGTAGCACAACTGTTACATCTAGTGCAATTTCAATAGGTAATGCAACAACTTCTTGGACACGCTTGACAGCCACTTTTACTTTAGACTCAATTTCAGGCAAAACTATTGGAGCAGGTAGTTATCTTGCAGCAATTATCCTTTTGCCTGGTGCAACACAAACAACAGATATTTGGGGCGTTCAATTAGAACAAGGCTCAACAGCCACAGCCTTCCAAACTGCAACAGGAACTATTCAAGGTGAATTGGCTGCTTGCCAAAGGTATTATTTTAGACAAACTGCAAACGCAGCAGGTAATGCGTATGTTGGAAATGGTCACGCTAGAAATACGACAACAGATTTTGTTGGTTTATTACAAGCACCTGTTGAAATGCGAGTTGTTCCAACCTCTGTAGATTACTCAACGCTAAAGGTTACAGATGGTGCTAGTAATTTTCCAATTACTTCTTTAACGATAGGTGGCGAATGTAATAAAATTACATTTAAATTGAATGTTGGAGTTGCATCAGGTTTAACTGCTTACAGACCTGGCGATATTGCTGCGAATAGTTCATCATCGGCTTATCTCGGATTTAGTGCGGAGTTATAAAAATGGATAATGTAAAATTTGTAACAGATGTAGATGGTAATGAACACGCCATCATTGACCACGGCAACGAGGAATTTACCTCAATGCTTAAATCTACTTATGATGAAATGATTGCTCAAAATGAAGCCTCTACTCTGTAAGGCAGGGCAACAACTTCGTGAGCAGATTGATGATTCCTTTCCTGACCGCGATAGAAAGTCCGATGGTTGGATAGGCGATGCCAAGCACTCCAATCGTAAGAGTGACCACAATCCCGATTCGTCTAACGGAATCGTCAGGGCTATTGATGTGGATAAGGACTTCGACTCACGCCCCAGCACAGGTGCTTATCTTGCCGACCAAATACGCGAGTGCGCCAAAGCAGGAGATAAGCGAATCTCATATGTTATCTATGCAGGCAAAATCGCATCAGCTAAGAAGTCTTGGCGTTGGCGTCCTTACGATGGGATTAACCGCCACGATCATCACATCCATATT